AGGTACAGGTTTTTGCGTTTTGTGAATTTTGGGGTAAGAATGGTCTACAATCCACGGAAAATGATTGAGAACCATTTGACCGTCATTGTTAAACTTCGGTAACTTATCCCGATACAGCACCAAAGCATATTCCACAGCTCCTACAATTTTCATATTTGCTTTTAAGACTTGCGGACTCGATTTTTTTATAAAAACAATTGGAATATATTTTTGAAATCCATATCTTTTCGCTAAATCAATGACGGTTTGTTGTTGCTGATGCGCACAAAAGACTATCATACAAGGCGCTTTCCCCTTTTCTTTTGGTTCTTTTATCAGCATTTTGCTGCAAAAGTGCATAAATTCAGCAATATTAAAATTCACATCTGTATTAAAATAATTTGAATTTGCTTTATCGCTCTCACCATTCTTATTATCACCATCCACATACCATTCAGGACTAGAAGCGTAGGCATTATTCCCTATGTTATAAGGAATGTCAGCGATTACCAACTGAGCTTTAGGAATCCCGTAGCGCTTATAATTTTGAAAATTGTCATGAAATAACTCACATTTCACGCTCTCGCCCTCCATTTTCTAGCCTGTCTACGATAAAATGCAGTCTGTCGCATGTCCTGCCATGTTTTATTTGCTAGAGCTTCTATCAAATTCGCTTTTTGAGTTTCAAGCAAATCGATTTTTGCTTCATATTCTTCCATATCGTGATAACAACGCCGAATTTCGTCTTGGTAAAATTCATAATTTTTAATAACTTCTTTTAAATCATCTACCACATCACGTTTTGCGACTTGTATCCCACTTCTTAAAGTTTCAATATGACTCATTGTAACACCTCTTTCATAAGTCGTCTAAAAGCATCTAAAATAGTAACTCGTCTCGTTTTTTATAACAATCAATCATCATCTTCAACCAGATACCATCAATCTTTCGAAATTGATCTCTTGTAAGATAATAGATTTGTTGTTCAAACCAGTACGAAAAGTCCTCAAAATTATCAATTTGAATGCTATTATCATATATTTCCGCTACATCTATTTTGTTACTCGGACTAAAAATAATGTAACAGTATTCATAAATTCTAATTGGACTGTTCCTTCTTAAAATTTTTAATCTCATATGAATTTTCCTCTAAAATGGCAAGTCATCATCTGAGAATGGTGGCATCTGGCTATCCATGCTTGATTGATTAGCCGAATTATCACGTTTTTCTAATATTTGAAAACTGTCTGCCACAACCTCCGTCACATAGACACGTTGCCCCTGTTGATTTTCATAACTACGTGTCTGGATGCGACCTGTGATTCCAATGAGAGAACCTTTTTTAGCCCAGTTTGCCAAGTTTTCAGCGGCTTGCCTCCAAATAACACAGTTAATAAAATCCGCTTCTCTCTCACCACTTTGATTTTTGAAGTTACGATTGACAGCAAGATTAAAAGTTGCGACCGCTTGATTTTGTGGAGTATAACGAAGTTCAGCATCACGGGTCAAGCGACCCACAAGTACAACATTGTTAATCATATATAGACACTACCTCCCCTGTAATCACATTTCTTTTAAACCACACTTTAAAATATGGTTTATTTTCACCATAAGCATAAACCGTGCTGCAGGAACATTCGTACTGACTTTTTGAGTATGGATAACGTTTCGGTCTTTTTCTAATCACTGATTCTTCTCCTCTCGTTTATCTATCAGACTTGATATTTTTAGTAATGAGTAAATTAAAAGCATCTGTGTCAAAAATAGTATTACTACTCCAATCAAGATTATCTTCCACATTTTTTACTTTCCACTCTCTTTTTTAGTTCCAATAGATCTGACTTTAAATTCAATGATTGTTATTGGGAACATAACAATCAAACATATTCAATACTGCCAACCCGGACTTTTCTTCCGAGCCTCTGCCAATTTCCGCATTCGCTCTCTGCGGTCGTGCTCGATTGCACAGACAACGTACATTGCTTCTAGCTCTATGCGTTCGTTTTCTTGTGCTTCACGCTCTGCTTGCTTCTTAGCTTTGCGCCAGTCTAAGTGATTGCAGAAGGCGCCGGCGATGAAAACGAATGCGAGTGTTGCTATCGCTCCTAAAATTTCACTCATTATTTTTGCCTTTCTTAAAATAGTTCAATCTGTGTCTGTGGCTCATAATTCAGCCATAGCACCTCTGTACGTTTCAAACCTTTTTCTGCAGTGGCCGCAAATTCCAACCTATCCCAATCTTTCAATTTGTTATTGTATAGCTCGCTGTCATATCCGCTTATCAAAATTTTTGCTTTAGATTGACAAATGACATCTAGTAACTCCAGATGATCTTCGTCGCTCATTTCGTAGCTGTACTGTTTGCGAGTTCTTGTACTGAGAAGGTAAGGCGGGTCAATATACATACAGACGTCTGATTTGTCAAATCGCTTAATCAGTTCTAAAGCTGGCCGATTTTCAATTTGCACTTGTTTAAGACGCAGAGTCATTTCCTGTATGATTTCAGGCAATTCGTTCCAATGCCGCACAGCGTACGCTTTCTCACGTCCGTTTATATCATTTTTCCAACCGCTTTTCTCAATTGTTCGGAAACCGTGTGACATAACAGATTTTATGACAAAATGGGCTGCCTTTTCTATCTTATCTGCAGGCCGCTTCGCGAAGACTTCGTCGTAAATTTTTCGGCTGTAAGGTGTCAAAAACAATCTTTCGGCCAATCTGTCTGGATTGTCTCTTACAATCTCGAAAAGATTGACGACATCTTCGTTCAAGTCATTTATAGTCTCAATCGCAGACGGTGACTTAGTAAATAGAACTGCACCACTTCCGAAATAGGGTTCTAAATAGCTCTTATGAGCTGGAAACAATTCAATAATCTTATGTGCTAGGTTCCATTTACTTCCTGGATAACGAAGTAGCGTTTTCATATAGCTGCCTCGCCTTCACTCATTTCTGCCCACTCCATATAAAAGATGTGCCGCAACTAGACAATGTATAATCGAAAAACTATTGTCAATAAATTCCTGAGTTTCTTTTGTTTGTGGAAGCCATGTTCCGCCCCATTCAAATTCCTCAATAGCTTTTTTATTATCGTTTGAAGTAAAGATGGCTTGCAAGGCTCCTGTTAAAGTAAGACCATCTCCCATATATTCGCCAAAATAGTCTATGCGTTTTTTAAATTCGTCGGGAAATTTATATTTAGGCGTTACAACTTTTTCGTCTCTTACAGACCAGCCATAAATTCCACTTAACATCTCATTTACGTTATAAAATCCCGATTTATCTTTTGTTGCCATTTTTTCTATTCTCTCCTTTTAGTAATTCCGATTTGATTTTGGTCAGCATATCAATGTCTGCCAAAAGAAAGATTTCAAAGTCTGAGGGATTTCCTTCGTCCTCAATCATGTGCGTATTGAGAGCTATCTTGCCCTCAATCCACTCAATCATTTCAACCATTTATTCCACTTCCTCAATTTCAAATGCTGGGTTATCCCAAACATTCAATTCTTCAAGTTCCGAACGAGTGAAGTATACTTGATATTGACCGCCGGCAGTATATGAGGTATCTATGGTAATACTACCGTTTTTATTGTGTCTGTTTAAGTAACCCGCTGCCTTAATTGTCACTACTTTTAATCTTGCTGTGTACAGCTTCTCTTCCTCGACCTCGTAGCCGTCAAGCCATGCGCGGGCGAAGAGGTCTTGGTTGCTCGTCTTTTTAATCCATAATATTAAATCGAAACTTTGGCTGTTTTCTTTCATAAAGTTTGGATTCATAGCAGTATATAGACTAGTTGTTAAATGTTCTTTACAAACCTCAATCCAATCCGCCACCGCTTGCGGAACTACTGGCTTTTCTGGCTCGTCGATTTGGTTGATGATTTCGATTGCTGTATTTAAGGCTTTGTTATACTCGCGCTTCGCATCAGTTGGGAAAGCGTATCTTTCGCCATCTAAAATTTCAATCGCTTCTTGTTTATTCATTTATTGCTCCTCTTAACTGTAATAGTGTATTCTTCACCCTCGAATTTGACGGGAACTTGTATGCCTTTTAAAACGCCACCTCTATAATGTACTTCGAATAATTGGCGAATGATAAGCTCGCCAATTTCTTGAGGTGTTTCAAGTATATTTTTCATATCATCCTCCAACTCCGTTAGCGTCCGCAATCCGCTTCGCTTCTTCTGCTTTCTGGCGCTCTTTAAGCTGATACTCTGCATTCAGCTTATTCAGGATAATGTCCTGCGCCGAATTTTTGTTTTTTAGCTTCTCGACTTCGCTCGATTGCTTTTTAAGCTCTGTCTTTAGCTCGCTGATTTGCCGTTGCTGATGTTCTGTGGATGTGATTAAGCCGACAGCGAATAGCAGCATGACAAACGCTAGAGCAGTCATGATTAAATTAGCGTTGGCTATTGATCGTTTGTTCGTTATGTGCTTAACTTCTAGCGTACTAACTCGTTCATTCAGGGTCATTGTCCGCCTCCATAAACTCAGGATTTTCGTAGATGTTCCCTAAAATTTTCATTTCAGCTCCTTCGCGCCACAAATGACAAGCTATTTCTTCTTTGTCATTAACAATCGTCCAAGCGCCCTCAAGCATTTCGACTACTCCTGTAATTTTTTCAATCCCAGAAGTTGGTATCAACATTTCTTGCTTAACTACATCGCCCTCGAAAATCTCCACGTCGTTCTTATCTTTTAGACCCGTTGACTGCATGAGGACAACCTTATTTTTGTCAACTCTCATCTCTGTATGACGTGCAATATCTTCAATTCTGCAAATATCAAGGCTTCGCAGGTCATAATCAATAACCGTCACTTCGCACATCCATTGCAAAGTTGGTAACCACGTTCTAAATCTTGGTATCATCTTCTAGTCTCTCCTTATTTCTTTTTTGTAATATCAAACGGGACAATGCTTTCTGGCATATAATTGATTTCGTACTTATATTGGTTGACTTTTGCGCCCTCAATGTCTTCAACAACATACATATTCCAACCGGTTAAATTGACCATGTGTTTCTTATAAACACCTTTATCTGTTTCAACCAAAATTTCCAAACGTTTGCCTTTGTTTGCTTCGGTGTCAACAGAAATCCGTCCGATCACTTCAAATTCTATTTTGTCTGTTCGTGTATTGATAACCGCAACACGACGGATAACATTAAAATTATCTGCCTCTTGGCTGATATTATGTGAGACTTTATCGCTTTCACGACAAGCAGCTAGTCCAAATAAGCTAATTAAAACTAATCCTGTAAGTACAATATTTTTAATTTGTTTCATTTTCTTCAATCCTCTCATCTTTTCGGCTGATACCCTCTGAAATTCTCTTTCAGATAGTCCAACACCTCATAGACATCCGCAAGGTCATACTTCCAATCCCTGCCTTGCTTACGTCTTTTCAATCCATTCGCTAGCAGCTTTTTCAAATACTTAGCATCAAAACCAAACTTTTCCATGAGTTCTTTTTGATTTAAAGGAACTTTTTCTGCCTCTAGTTCTTTCCGAACTTCCTCACGGATAATATTCGTCTGCTCACGAATGTATAACTGCGCCATCTCGTCAGACATCAACGGTGGCAATCTGCTTGATTGACTTGATTCATTCATAACAAACCTCCAAAAAGTTCAAGCTGCTTATTTCTGGCTTTAATATCAAACTTAGTATTTGTATTTGGCTCCCAATTCCGCCAATACTCATACGCATTCAGTTCGTCCTTGCGTTTCAGCAAATCATAACGTGGAATACGAAAATGATCTTTAAAGTCTTTTGCAGCTTGAGCAAATACAGAGCGAGCAAAGCGACTATCACGATAAGCAGGACTATCTTTCCCACCTAAAATATCAATCACCTTCTTCTTGCGTATCCGCTCTAAATCAAGACAAACCGACGGATTAACAGGCTGTTCATTTTTCAAGTAATCAACATCACTCTCTAGTGATTTTTGCTGCTGCTTCAATTGCTTTTGATTTTCCAAAACCTGAATCAAAATATCTTCTTGTGTAACATTAGTAACACTCTCTAAAAGTTCATTCTTCATTTAAACTCTCCTTCAATAATAGTTGCAGCCCCTCTCATTTGCGAAAGGTCGTTAATGAGTAGCTGCATGCGATTCACCAAGCTATCAATTTCAAGACCTATAACATGATCTGCTTGTCTAAATTTCTCCTCATCTTTGTAAATCAATCCCGACATCTTTGTTAATAAATCGTCCCCTGAACGGACAATTTCCAAAATGTCCTTGTAGTCGGACATTTTTTTCTGAACGTCATTTAATTGCCCTTTCGACTGTTGGATAGCTTCTGTTAATTCTTCGTATTTCTTAGAATTAGCATCCACTGTTTCTCGTTCTTTCAAAAGGCTTTGATATTGACTTTCAACAAATTTATTTCGTTCTTCTAAACTTTCTAAATCACTTTTCAACTTCTTATTCTTTTCCATCAATGTCTTATTTAAAGACTTAGTAGAATCATAGTCTTGAGGTGCAACCTCTTTAGTGACTATCTTTGTTTCAAACTTTGCTAAAGCCTGCTCGGCTAGCTGCTCATTCTTTTGACGCAATTCTTCATTGTCTGCTTTAGACAGATTGAGTTGCCGACGCAGTTCCTGCAATTCTCGAACTGTTGGATTGTCGCCCTCTTCAATGCGATTTAGTTGCTCTTGCTTTTGGTCATCTGGCAAAGTGGCTATGAGGTAAAGAGCTGACGTTCCTAAATTGGACAACGTTGTCGAATTTGGAAGTTCGCTTGCAACTTTCATCATTCGATTAGCTTCACGTTGATAAATACCGATTTTTTCAATCCATTCCATAAACTGTCCATGCGTCAAATCATGTTCTTTTACATGATTCAATCTACGTCCGATCTCCCAAATAGATTGCCCCGCAATCTGTTTGTGATGATTGATTTCCAACTCAATCTGAGCTAGATTATTTGATAATGCTAATTCATTCATTTTTTTCCTTTCTAATTTGATATACAGTAATCAATTACTGTCTTCATCATCCTTTATTTTTAAACGAGTGTTTGGAAAACTCTGTCTTACTGACACTTCATTGAAACGATCAGACATAACTAGATAATCAACTTGCACGACTGTATCACAATGAATGTCATCTCTCGTCCTCCAATCAATTTTCAATCCCTTTAAACCAATATTCTTTTCTTTGAAATCAATACCGTTAAGAATAACCTTAGGATAGCTTTGCTCGTTGTTAATCTCAATTTCTAACTTTTGAATTGGCGGCGTTTTTTTTATTTAAAACAAGTCTTCTTGCCTGCTCTTTTACAAGCTTTTTATTATATGGATATTTCTTTGGTCTCATTTCTTCTCCTTCTCTCAACTATGCGGGCAAGCGTAGTTGGTTATATTTAAGTTATTTTAGACCACGTTTTGTGGGCTTTTTCTGCTAAAAATATCACTAATATCTTTTTTGAAAATATCAGCGATTAAAAACATTTCTGATGATTTGAAATCTATGTAATCTAATTCTTTAGAACGATACGAAGCTTCCGAAATATCTAATTTAGCAGCCATTTGTGCTTGTGTCAATCCAGCATTTTTTCGCAATTCATATAATTTTATCTGCACACTCCTCACCCCTTTCTAAATTTGATATAATGGTATAAAAATGATTGGAGAATATATGTTATCTTTAGTGTTATCCATTATTTCAATATCTCTGTCAATTGCCTTATTTGTAATAAGCCATTATCGCCAATTGTACCGTCTAGGAATAGCAACAGGAAAAGTTTATTATAGCCAAGGAATTTCTTCAAACGGGCAAAAGAAGCAAATAATGTTTGTAGAAATAAGCATTATAAATGAATCTCAAACTCCTGCTATTATTACTGGTCTTACAATCACTGAAAAAGAATTGCAGGAATACAGTAGCAATAATGGCGAGCTTATTGATAAATCAATTCAAGTTAAAACGGACATAGGAGATACACATGAGGCTTTTAATGAATACACTAGTACACTTCCAATTGTGATTGCTCCATATTCATCCTTTAAAGGAATCTTTGCTTTCTATCAATCTTGGACTTTTAAACAAAACCATTTTCTAGAATTAGAGACTCCTAAACGTTTTCTTGTAATACCGTTTAATCCCACTCCGGATTCTTATATTTACTCAGAAGAACGCCACAATAGATATAGAGATGTTAAATATTATTGGAGACAAAACCCACTAAGAACATTTCAAAATAAAATACTCGCTATTTTCTGCAAGAAAACATGGCAAATATTTATCTATCGGTTAAAAGTTAGAATTTCAAAAATATTCTCCAATTTGAAACGCACAGATAATGAAAATTAAAGGCGATATCATTATAACGCCACCCATTACTGGGTTAGTATCTAACATTTTATACCCAAAGTAGACAATATACCCAATAATTGACAATGCACCAAGTACTAGTAATGTTACTACTATAGTCACAAAAATATAAAACAAGAAATTTGTCGGTTTATCTTCTATACGAGCATTTTCTTTTTGCATTCCATTGAAATCTCCTTTTGTTTTATTTGGTCATTTCTCTGACCTTGATTATAGATTAGCACACGTTTCGTGTTCTGTCAATAGTTTTTTTGCGAAAAAAACAAAAAAGTTTTCTTTACGTGGTTTTTTGTGTTATAATTTAATCAAAATAAAATTGAAAGGAGTTCTGGTAATATGGATAAAGAAAAACTTGCTATCATTATAGGTTCAAAAATTAAAGAACAACGTAAACTAAAAGGATGGACACAGTTAGAACTAGGAAAAAAAGTCGGTTTAGGTAAAAACGCCATAAGCAATTACGAAAAAGGTTTTCGTTCTCCTAAGAAAAACACAATGTTTGATTTGGCTAAAGCATTTGACATATCTATCGATGATTTATTTCCACCAATTCAAACAACTAATATTGTTTCATTACCTTTAACTAATACTGCTAAGGCAATTTTTGATACTGTAGAACGTTTAGAAGAACCTCGTAGAGTAATTGTGCTTGACACAGCTAAAATGCAACTAGAGGAGCAAAAACGAGCCCAGAATGAACTCAGCGAAGAACGAACAGAGTATCATGTCTTTGAAAAACTCTCTGCAGGAAATGGTTACGACTACATGGAAGACCGCAATTATGATGTCGTATTTTACAACAAAGATATAGATCATGACTTTGCTTCTTGGGTCTATGGTGATTCAATGGAGCCTAAATTCCTTGACGGTTCTGTTGCCCTTATTAAAGATACTGGTTGGGACTATGATGGTGCCGTCTACGCTGTGGATTGGGACGGACAAAGCTATATCAAGAAAGTCTACAAAGAAAAAGACGGTCTAAGACTCGTCTCATTGAATGATAAATATGCTGATAAATTCGCACCTTTTAGTGAAGAACCACGGATTATAGGTAAAGTAGTCGGCAATTTCATGCCAATAGAAGATTAAAGGAGAATATTATGAAAAAAAGTATTTTGTATAGCACTATGCTGCTATCAGTTATTGCCCTCGCAGCTTGTTCATCCCCGTCAACCACCAATGGTACGAAAAAAAACAGCTCATCATCAACATCTAAAGCAACTTCAACAACTAATAAAACAGATAGTTTAGAGGTAAAAAATGGTCCATTAACTAAAGTAGGACAATGGAGGCAGACAGAAGATCTAGGTAAAATTACTTTATTAAAAATTATGGATAAACCCAAAACAATTACACTCACAGAAGGATTAACAACTACTATCGAAAGTGTCAAGCTATTCCATGCAGATAACATAACAAAATTTAATACTCCATTATTTAGAACGGATAAAAAATCCGGCAATTATATTCAAATAGTTGCTAGTGCAGAGAACAATACCGACAACGAATATCGTGGTATCTTTCCAGAAACCATTGTACTGTCTGACGGAACACAAGTAGAACATAATCGCTCTTTTCAGACAAGTATAGATGTTAAACCTCATGCTAAAAATAAAGAAATGCTATACTTCTATTTTCTTGATAAACAGACACCAGATTCTTTGAGACTTTACTATTCTAGTTTATATGACCAAAATGGGATTGGCATCAACGACATAAAAGCAGAAACAGAAATATTATTTGAATAAAAAATCCATCACCCGTAGTCAAAGGTGATGGATTAAAAAATATACCAACATTAGTATAGCACAATCACTTCATTCTCTCAACTATGCGGGCAAGCTAAAAAAGGAGAAGAAAGATGATTAAAAAATATACTACAAAAAATGGCGAAACTCGCTATATGTTGAAAGCATATCTTGGTGTTGATCCATTGACAGGAAAACAAAAACGGACGACACGCAGAGGCTTCAAGTCAAAGAAAGAAGCAAAACAAGCAGAAGCTCTCTTATGCTCTCAAATAAAGGAGCAAGAGTTTACAAAAATATACGAAGATTATGCCTTTAACGAAATCGCCGATATGTGGATGGATTCCTATAAATCAACGGTTAAACCAACTACTCTTGCAACTGCGAAGTGTATGCTTGAAACCGTTACAAAATATTTTAACGGTATGAAGATAAAAAACATTACTGTTTTAATTTGTCAAAATAATGTCCAAAAGATACAAGATAATTATAAAAGTTCAAGTCTATTATTTAGTGTCATCAAGCGTATCTTTAAATACGCTTACCACTTAGAAATTATTTCTGAAAATCCTATGGAAAAAGTCATTATACCTCGAAAAAAATATATAGACGAAAATCAGGAAGACTCCATAGAGAATTTCTATACCAAAAACGAATTACTGGAGTTCCTAGAAAAGTGTAAAAAAAGCTCACGTTCACCATTTAATGTTACCTTCTTTCACATTCTAGGATACACTGGATTAAGAAAAGGCGAAGCTCTTGGGTTAAAATGGAAAGATATAGACTTCCAAAATAAAACTTTAAAGGTTTCTCGAACGGCAGTAAAAGTTGATGGAAAACAATTTTGCCATTCTCCAAAAACTAAAAAAAGCCGCAGAACCATCTCCATTGATGATCATACAATTTCATTGTTAAAAACTTGGAAAATTTACCAAATGAAAAAATTTATGGCTCATGGAGTAAAATTCGAAGGTACTGAACAATATATATTTACAAACAGAGATTGCAAATGGTATTCCTACAGTCATATATCTGATTTAAACAATATACTTGCGGAAAGATTTAACATGCGGAAAATTACAATACATGGCTTCCGCCACACACATTGCTCTTTACTATTTGAATCTGGCGCAACTATTAAAGAGGTACAAGAAAGATTAGGACATAGTAACATAAAAACAACTATGGAAATCTACACTCATGTCACCAAAGAACGACACGAACAAGTAGCAAATCGTTTTAACGAATATATGTCCGAAATAAAAGAAGCGTAGTCAAAAACGTAGTCACCCAATTTGCAATCTCTTAAAGCCTTGATATTACTAGGCTATTTGAAAAATACATATTATTTTAGCATAATAATTTTATTATATCGACTTAATAGCGGAATAGTTGTTAATCGCTTATATAATAAGGATTTCGAGAGATAATATACACTAAATAATACAGTCATAAACGAAAATAAACGTAGTCAAAACGTAGCCAGTCTTGCCCGCATAGTTGAGAAAGTGATAAGTCTAAAAAGGCTTTATTTTTTTGCAGCAAAAAAAGCCCCTAGGATTTCTCCTAAGAGCTTAATTTATCTTATTTCACTCTATAAGTTACGCCTGCATAGATGAGGTCGCTTGACAATCCATTGAGCGCTTGAATATTCTCTACTGTTGTACCGTATTGAGCAGCCATGCCAGAGAGCGTGTCGCCCCATTGCGCAGTATGATAAGACACATCTTGAGGTGCTGATTGGCCTTGTCCCGTCACTTTTAGAACTTGTCCTACATAGATATAGTTTGGATTGCTAATGCCGTTCAGAGCTGCTAACTGTTGATAAGTCGTGCCATATTGACCGGCAATTCCAGAAAGGGTATCTCCCGGCTGTACCGTGTATGAGCCAGACTGCTGAACTGCTGGAGCTGGTGCAGGTTGGCTATTAGTAGTAGAGATAATCTCTGCATTTCGCTTGTAAATCCAAGAGTTGATACCAGCTAACAGCACTTTGTCACCGCTCACCTCTGCCACTTGGTAAGAGCGACCTTTGACCCAGTCAGGGATTCCTTCTTCGGTTGCCCAGTTGGTAGCCGAGAAATTAACTTTGACTGTATCGCCAATTTTAATATCACTTTTCGGTGTGTTGTCGGCTTTTTCTCCCTCTTTGATAGCTGGTGTCTGTGTTTTAGGTGTATTCTTACGACCGTAACCATTATCTGTAATACCTGTCAAGTCTACATTACCATCAAGTCCACCTGCTATGTAAGTTGAGGTGAATTGGAAGATTGCAATTCCCGGAAGAGATGGGAAAAAGTTGTAGTTTGGTGATGGCGTCACATTGTAATCTGGATAAGCTCCAATCCACAAAGAATTTGGAAATTCGGCCAAAATCCGATTATAATCAACGTGATCAAGCGTGTAAGGTTTATATGAATAATACATTGGAGTGTAACCCGCTGCCTTAATCATACGCATCCCATGCAAAATTGCGTTTGTGTTGGCTTCTTTGTTAGCGCTCGCTCCGCTCTCATAGTCCAGAGCTACAATTGACCCTTTTGGTGTTTGTACCTGTGGCAAGAAGGTTTTAAGTACTTGCTCACCCAAAGCAGCATTGCCACCTACTTCATACCAAACGTAAGTGTGAGCACGTTTTCCTTGTGCAATAGCACTTGCTACTTGCGTTTCATACGTTGATTGGCCGTACATACCATATGCATTGATACCGCCAATTTGAATGATGGCAAATTTATCATGACCATAACCAAAAATACCATTCGTACCTTGATAAACAGACCAGTCTACGCCTTGATCGCCTACTGCTGCTTGTGCAATAGTAGGCGCGATAAAACTAAGAGCGAGTGCACCGATAGCTAAAAGCTGTTTAATTTTATTTTTTCGTGTCATCCGTTGTGTCTCCTTTTTTATTTTTAAAAGCCAATTCGTAATAACCAATGGCTGACAAGCCGGCAATTAGTCCGCCCCAGCCATAAGCTGCATAGTCCCCATGCACAATGGTTGCAGCGTATGCAATCCCTACAATAATGCCTAAACCCAGAGCTAGTGCAGATACTTGCTTGCCATCTAGCTTGAATTGTGTTTTAAAGACATTTACAATCGCTGAAATGATTGGGGCAACAACGCCCGCTGTAATTAAAATTTGTTGCATCTTATTTCTCCTTTTCGATTTTGTTTTCGAGCTTGTCAATTTGCTCATCAAGGTAATTCGTTCTTTCCTCTAAGCGATAAGTTCGCTCTACTACGCTATTATGCTTTTCCACTTTTTTCTCTAACTCCTGAATTCGGAAGGTGGTTATCTTAGCACTAGTGATAATCCCGCCAAATGTGCCAATTAGCGAAGCGCTAATCGTCACAACAGCATTTATAACATCAGGTGCCATACACTACTCCTTTTTCTTACTTGGATCATCCCAGATTGGTTCGCCCGCTTCGTCGAATTTCATAATGTAGAAATTCTTGTCAAACATATTTGTAAATTTAAAGGTTGTGATAGAATTGTTGTATCTATCAAACGCCCAAACAAGCGGTACTTCAACTAGTTTACGCTTACCGCCCACAATTGTGGGGCGTTTTTGCGTTTCTTTGTAAATATAATAATCTTCTACATCATTCTTAAAACGGATAAACTCCCCGTTTTCGTCCATATATCTAAGAGCTGTCTGCAAATCAAACGGCTCTGTAACTGTTTCAACATCAAGTAATTCTGCCATATTTTTTCTCCTTTATTTTTAATAAGTCCAAATGATTTGTCCGAGATACGGAATACCTTTTTCTGCGCCTATAATATGTAAATCTCCGCCAACATTTAATTGGGCTGTTCGGTCTTTGTTTCTATCCAAACTCCAAGCTTGGACAGGAAACATTTTATTGCTAGGCACGTATTCCTTTGGTATATCTACTAAATGATAAGTACCATCACGGTCAAATTGTAAGTTAAAATCGACCAACACAAGACTGCCTTGCACTTTCCAGCGCACTTTGTTGTTGACCTCGGATTGTTTCCAGTCTGTGTAATTGTTGGCTCTTAAATATAACTCTGCAAATTCACAATCAATAACTAAAGCATCTCTCTCGTCTTCTAACTTTCCAAAATAAATTGTTCCGGAATTACTTCGTATAGAAGGATGAACGCCATTTGCAAGTATCAGTCTTATGTCATGTTCAGAATCGACATTTGCAAAAAGAAGTTGCCCAGAATTTAACCAAACCAGCGGCATTATTGTCGGTTTGACATCGCTCTTCTTATTTCTGCCTGGCCGACCATTTGTTATAACCCCACTATCGGTCAAGAGCGTGCTAGTATCATATGTCACATCTTTGATGATACCCCAAACATCACGAGTGTTTGTTCGTACCCAATGCTTGCGCAAATCAATAAAGCCAGCACTCACTTCGCCTAAATTAGAACTCAAAGTACTCAACTCTTTAATATTTAGTTTATCCGCTGTAATCGCACCATTTACAATCATGTCTGCTTTAATCTTAAGCAACTTAGTGATAATCTCCACCCATTCCGGATGTTGCGCAATCATACTAGCCAAAGTCTGCCCGTTCACTATTTTCTCGGAGCTAGAGACCAAGCCATTCTCGTCAATTTTGAGTTGGTTCTTCTTGACGGTGTTATTGCTTAACTCTTGTACTGACTGCGTGATTTGGTTTGCTCGTTGGTCAAACGTAGTCTGTGAGACTTTACTGCCAACCTCTTGCTTAACTGCCGCAAGTTGTCCGTCCACGCCTTGCTTGTACTCGGCGAGCTTGGTGTCGGTATAATTCTTGCTATCCTCGACTGCTGGCGCCCAGCTTGACGGAATTACGTTTGATAATGTGAGCGACGGCTCCGCTATCTTGTAGTGTCCGTTTTGCGTTGTATATAAATAAAAGAAATTCACGCCTTCAAAATTGGCGTCATTGTCAAATGTGTGCAGAAATTCAACAATGTGCCATTTGTTCCGAGGTAAGTCTCCCAAGTCTTTGAAAACATAACCTATATTTTTAGGGTGGTTTTTTAATACAAGCGTTAAGCCTGCATTTATAGGAACGTCAGAAAAAATGTAAATTGGCATTCTGACAGCGATTGTGTCGCCTTTCTTAAATGCGCTAACGCTTGCATTTAAGGTAATGCCCTCCCACACGTCTTTGTTTTGACCAGTCACAGTGACCTCAATTGAGTTGTGACTGTTATAGTCATTTTGATTGAGTTTTAACGTAGCACCATTTACATTATTAACGTCCGCAAGCGTCTTAAACTCTGTATTTAAGAGTAAGTTACTAGTTCCTGTCCGCAACCCCTCAAAACGTCGATTTACGCCTTTAACGTCTTCGGTATACTGGATTTTGCCCACGTAATTTTCAGCTGTTTTAATTCGTTCCGCTGCAATCTGCTTAGCTGTCTCTTCTCTGCTGTATTTTTCTAGCTCCTCCTTGCGCTTACCGTCATTCGCCGCATATGACTTGACGGCTACCATATCTGTTTTCAGACCTTCCGCAGTTTTTTCTAATGTGGTTTTGGCAACGGTGATTTGTTCATCAACATCTTCTGGTGCGGGGCTCCAATCAGTCTTTATAGTGCCTTGCTCGACTTTGACTTCCCAAACTTTCTTCCGAGCGTCTTTATGATAAGTATTCACTCGCAAATGATAAGTACCTGTCGGTTTATTCCAAGTAAAGACTGTTCCTGTCGTACCTGTATTGCTATCGGACACAATCTGATAATTCGTAACGGTCTTATCCATCAGCCAGAGTACCACATTGTCACTTTCTTGAGTGCCGTTGTGATTGTTGCTAAAAACTCCATCGGTTTTAGCGGAAATCAGATATTTTTCACCCTTAACTAAATCAATCGAAGTTGATTGTACATACAAGACTTGATTATCAAAGCCCGTTGGCTTACTGTCGGGTTTAAACTCTCCTTTCGAACCTCTCAACAAATTACGCCCGCCAACGCTAATCTGGCTTATCTCCTCCCGAATCCCGTCTGCAGTCTGTTTGACCTCGGACTTGCTGGCTTTGTCAGCCAGCTGGCCAGTAATCCGAGCGAGATTTTGTTTGTTACTCTGCTCGTAAGCGGTTTGTTGGGAACTGATAGCACCGACTTCTTTTTTTACCTGCTCAATATTAGCGGAGCTTTCCGCCTTTTCTTTGAGCAGGTCTGTTTTAACATCGCTCAACCCTTGCTTGGTCTGCTTCATTTCCTCTTGCAAAGCATTGAGAGGGACTGGATCTGCAGGGTCACCTTTATCCCCTTTCGGTACAACAATGCTCTTGTTGTCCGAGAACGTCACCTTGACCCCGTCCGCTTGCTTTTCAGCTTTAGCGACCGTGATAGATTTTCCGTCAGAACCTTTCGCACCGTCATTGACGTTGGTAAAAGCTAATTCTTTATGGGCTACTTCCTTACCATTTACAATAGCTATAACTGTTACAGTGAGTGGCTTAGTCAGTCCAGCAGCTTCAACAGTAAATGTTGGAGCAAGTGGAAAATCACGTTCATCTACTTTCCATTTCCAACTAACTTCGGAATCTGGGATGGTTTTCTCTCCTTTGAGCAAGGTAGGATAAATTGTTGATTTTCCTTTATTGTTTTTAAAAACAGTCCCATTATCTGATGCAACCTTAATATCATAAGGTTTTGCTTCTTCCAACATTTCTTCTAGCCGTTGTTGAATGCCAGATGATAATTGATTTTCAAGCGCTTTGAAATTTGCAAAAACGCTTTTATTCGTACCTGTACCAGTAAAGCTGATAGACCTTTCGGACACCCGCATTTCAAGTAACAAAGTAAGAGCAAATCCGTCATCTTCAATCTCTACAGTATCACCTACACCGTATGGCAAGTAACCATCGACTTCATAAGTGACTGCTGGATAACAGCTTTTCCGTAGCATGTCAAGTGCCTTATCGGACAATTCCTCTTGTGTCTCGGCATCAATAGTTGCATCTCGTCTGATCCATTGGTCACTCATCGTATCAGAGGTAAACGCTGCAGGAAACATCTGCATAGAAAGAGGAGCATACAACATTTTTCCTGCTTTATAAAACTCTACTTGTCCGTTTTCATTCTCTAACTTCCAATCTGGCAAATCCGACAAATCAAACGTACTGTCATTGCTATAAGCACTCGTTTTAGAAGTCTTTGAGTGTTTAACTTTAAAAGGCGGTTGCTCCTCTGCCTTTTTCCTCCTGCCGGTTCGTTTTTTGTAGACCGTTGTCATCTCTCGTTCCATAGTCGTAGAGGAAGTTCCATCAGGATTTTTTACAGTCTTAGTGACAACCTGCCCAAGTACGAAACCATCATTTCGTACCCTTTTAGAAGTCGTCGTAACGCTTCCATCAGGATTTCGCACCTTTTTAGTTGTAGTTACACTTCCATCTACATTATGAATGACACTCGTTTTGGTCGAAGTGACCTCTGAACGATTCCCAGTTGGGAGGATAGCATTATAAATCCCTGTTGTATCTACAGTTCGAGTAAGTGAATTAAAATCTCGCCCATATCGTAATACCTTAGACTGTCTTTTACCAACACCTTGATGAAAACCGTCATTTGCATGATAGACATTCACCACAAAGGCTTTGATAGAACTATTACTATTCAAGAATGTTTTAAACTCAATCTCTGCACCAAACTTATTGGCAAGCGATAAAAGCCGAGCCAATTTCGTTTCTTGTCCTTCCCATTCGAGGGTCAACTTCTTATCAGAAATTTCATTCACACCTATCTTAAGCATCGTAAAGTTCAGCAAATCAAGAGCCTTACAATACTCTTCAAACGACATATCTTTCAGTGCCTTATAAGGATTGGCATATTCATTGATAAGCTCTAGATTCAAATTGACACAATTTAACTTGATGAGTTTTTCATTTTCAACAACTTTACGAACGATAAAAAGCTGTGTCTCACCTTCGTATTCAAAAGAGATAAAATTTTTCTCATTCAAGAACTGATAAGCACGCTTTGAATATGTATCGGTCGCAAGCTCCTTTTTACTAACTGTAAAGTCAAAAGTAGCCGCACCAGTCTCAAGGTAGCTTGTCCACGTATCATTGAAATAATTCAGTGTCCCCTGCTTATCATTATCAATAGACGCCACCTGTCGTAAATGTGCGTCATGAATTGTTAATAACATTATTTATAAAAACCTTTCTTCAAAATTTACAGTTACAGTAGGCTTTGCTTTTATCCAACTAGAGCAAAACACTTCTAATTGCGATTTTCCCGGAGGAACTTTCAACCACGCAGAACCATGAACTCGATCACTAAATTTGTCTAGATTGTCAACCAGTATTCTATCTTGCTCACTATCTGCCACCACCGTTGAACCTTTCTGATAACGATTCGGTATATCCTCAATCGTATCAATAAAGTCCTTGCGATAAACAATGCTATCAAGATAGGCATGCGTGACCTGCGGCTTGTTTCCAAACGCTCCGATAGCAACATGTATTTTTGCGGACTTGCGCCCTTTAATTTCAGGAATGCGAAACTGTGGATATGTTCCCCACCAGTACACCTGCACCATATCATCACGACGCAATAAATCTGACCAACCTCTTGGCTCATTAAATGGATTATGATCTTCTCGATGCGTGCCATAGAAAAGCCACTGATTGATAAGTTTGTATCCACCTTTTCCGTTAGAAGCTAAGAAATTGTACTCACACCCCAAACCATTCGACCTTTTGATTGTTTCAACACCATATAAAAACTGCCCCTCTGTATCAGAGACAGAAATTTTTATAAATCCAAGCTGGTTTGCTGCGCCAAGCCAGAAGATTTGCCGCCACCAAATGTATTCATGAAGTGCGCCACGCTGACCGGTACTGTCAAGAGGAATTTCCCAACTGACCGAACCTGCATTATTTGGTCGCGAACCACTCCCGCGATTTGTAAGAGCTATATGAGGACGTCCCCAAGTATTGTCAATAGCAAGCGTTCCATTGAGATTCTGACTTAAATCATTCAAAATAGCAGCATTCTTTTGCCCTTGTTGAAACCCCTTGACAATGCCATTGTTAGAGACATAATCAAATAGGATTTCAGATTTTTGAACAGTCTGCGTATCCGCTTCTTCTCTATTTCCTAGCTCTAAAGCTCCGCTGGTATTGACAAAGCCAAGATAACCATTCTCTGCATTATGCTTTACCGTAATGATAGGATAAGCATCTACATTGCCATTGTTTTCCAAATCAAAGACGATTTTATCCCCTACTTCTTTAGGCTTATCAAAACGCCGATAAGCAATAGAATGAGCTACCCCATCAGGCACGAGAAAAGTAATCGTCCCATCTGAAAATAGCCCCTTACTTTCTTTCATTTTGATTTCCCCAGTCACGATAGCTAGATAATACTTATCCGGCTCATCGCTAAATTCTAGGCACTTCACTTCACTAAAATGAAAGATACCAGCTAAATCATGCTTAATTTTGTTTCGATCAAATCCCCAAATAGAAAAATCAACAACAATAGTCTTTGAGCTTATCTTAAAATCTTGAACATTCTGCCCCAAAAAAGGAGCATCATTTAACGTAATACTCCTTTCGTTTCCTATATCTCGCTGTATATCACGAACAATGATGTCAAGCTCTTGCCCGTTGTATTTCATAACCAATTTTCTACTCAAATAAATTTTCCTTTCAGCATCTGTTGCAATTTCTCTTGGTCGCTTTGAATGTCAGTCAACTTCTGTCCCATTCTTTCACCATCTAGATAGACATTATTATCTTTTTTTAATATCTTTTCTAGTAGTTCTGTTAAGCTATCACGCAAAATAGCAATCTCGGATACCACTTGACTGGTATCGGACTGCTTAGCACTTGCCGAGCTCTGATTAGATTGAATAATAACAGATTGTACAGCGTCCATTTGTTTAAAGAGTGGAGAATCCTTAGAATATCCCACACCATCTTTGTATTGCGGAAATAGCCTTTTTGTCATACTAGCCCGCAAAACCTTAGACCCTTTAGGCAACGGGAACAAGACGTTCCGCCCTTTTGGAATAAAGGATAGTCCATTTGGTAGAGTAACCAGCTCACGATAGTTAGGGCCTCCCTCGTCATTGACAACAGCAAATCCCCCTGGGTGATGATCCGTACCACGAGCGTATCTACCAGCTGCAACATTCGCAATGAAATTTCCTGTTACACTCGCCAACTTACTTGCAATGCCGGATATAACACCAGAAGCATTATCTATAGCTGTGATTGTTGTAAATGTTTGTCCTGGTATTGTAGATAATTGCCACTTAGCACTTGTAACTGCTGCCCCCGTCACATCGGTTGCGTTAATATCAGCTGCTTTCGTTTGCTTCACGCTGTTGATCGCTGCACTAGCCGCATTCGCTTCCCCTTGCGTATTATTTCTAGCGTTGATATATACGGATTGATACTGTTTCACTGCATCTATCGTATTTTGAGCTTCTTGCGCAGGTAATGCTGTATTATTCGTAGCATCAATTGGAATTGTTGTTCCTGTTAAAGTTTCAACCGCCCTACGAACTGTCTCGATATTTCCACTAGCTAAATCCTCGACCATTAGCTTTTGCTGGGTCGGTGTCATCAGATTCCAAGCATCCAAAGCGTGTTGAGCGACTTCGGCACTATTGAGAAAGCTTTCGCTATCTCCTAAAATCTTTTTGACCTGTTCGGGCATGGCATTCCATGCTTCAAGCATCTCCTTGCTATTGAGAATAGCTTCAATCGCAGGCTTACCGTCCGTGATGAGTTTCTTATCTTCTGGTTTGAGATTGTCCCATTGACCCGTAGCCACCAATGCTTCACCAATCGCAATTTTTGCATTGGTTTTCAGATTTGCTTCTTTAACAACAAATTTCATAGCTTCCCAGCCGCCTTCGGCTTGAAGCGCTTTTTGAATTTCTTCTTGAGCGTTGGTTTTCACCTTACCTGTCTTAGCATCCCAAACCATCGCATTCCATTGCGTATTGGCAAGTTTTCCAGCTGCAGTAGTTTTCTCTGTCGTCTTCGCCCACAACTCACTTTCTTCTTGAATTTTAGAAGACGCATTCGAAAACTTATTAACAAGTTCATCATAAGAGAGCCCTAACTCATTAGCATTTCTTTTCATTTGATCCAAAAGTGCCTTTTGAGCTTCCGGTGTAGATTTACTCAAAGCTGTTTCGGTTAATTTTTGTTGTATTTTAACCCATTTTTCACCATAAGCATCCATCTTGGCATTGTGTTCTGCTTCTAAGGCTTCCATCTTTGCTCTTGCCTCTGCTCTATCTTTAAGAGCGGCTTCATCAGTTCCTTTTATAGAATCATACAATTCTTGATATTGTTTCTTCCGCTCTTTATAAGCTTTGTTTTCATCCTTAATCCAGCCCTCAACGACTTTCTTAGCCTTTGAGATTTGGCTATCATTGAGTTCATCTAACTGTCCATTCATAGCCTTAGTAATGGCGATTTTCTCATTACCAGAATATTTCATCAAACTCAATTGCGTTTTGATAAGTTCGTTCTGGTTTGCCAAGACAACTGCTTTTTCTTCTGCTGTCAATTGACGATGTTGCTCACTAACGCTTTTGTAGATGTTAATAATTTCATCCGACATCTGTTGTACATTTTCTTTGACTTGATTAGCTCTGGATTTTGCATTGTTAATAAATTCTTGACTCATTCCTAATTTTTCAGCAAGATCTATCTTCTTTTCCAAGTCCTTATCAGCAAGTTTTGTGATTTCATCGGTCAATCCCTTAAAGGCCTTTTTGACATTCTCAATGTCTTTGACAGCACCAGAACCAAATTCAGTCATTGCATGGTTGGTTTCGTCCACCTTGTTTTTAAAGCCTTGTAGCTCATTAGCTTGGGTAGAATTAACAGCAGTACCCCATTCCTCAGCTCGATTTCTAGCATCAATAGCTTTCTGAGCAAAGTAACCAATTACTGCAGCAGCAAGCACACCACCGGCCACAAGAGCGCCGGTCGGAGTAAATAAAGCACCCAATAGCCCCGCCTTACCAGCAAGACCACCGACCGCTCCTGTCGCTCCTGTTGCACTTTCTCCTAACAGAGCAATACCTTGCGCCGCTCCAGCTGTTTCTCTCGAAATATTTAACAAAGTCTTTATACTTCTTACTTTCCCTGCCATGCTAGCTATGCCTGATAATGTCTTGCCCATCACGCCAGTAAGAAGGCTAAGCGCCCCAGTAAAAGGACTGATAGCAGCCGCTCCCAAAGCAAACTTTAAAATCATGTCCTGTGTAGCAGGAGATAGGTCTTTGAACCAATCTATAACTTTTACCCCTTCTTTCAAAAGGTCGTTAATAATTGGCAAGAGCTTTGAACCGATCTCAATTCCAAGAACTTCTAATTCTGCTTGGGCTTTCTTAAGTTGATTTTCAGATGATTCCATCATCTGGTCGGACATCCGTTTAGTAGCTCCCTTAGCATTATTAGTTTCTTGTGTGAGACGTCTCAAAGCATCTCCACCTTGAGCTATCAGGGCATTAAAACCAGCCTGTCCGGTTTTTCCGACAGCTTGCGAATAAAGCGCGGCCTTTTGCGCACCTGTCAAACCCTCGGTATTCACTCGTGCAAGATCCAAAACATCTGCCAGAGAAAGATTGCCAGCTCGGAATTCCTCGAGAGAGATTCCCATTTTTTCAAACGCTACAGCTTGCGATTTGGTTGGTTTTACAAGAGCTGTCAAGATATTACGCAAGTTAGTACCCGCTTTTTCGCCCTCAATACCACGTTGAGATAACAAGCCAATAGCTGACGCCGTCTCTTCAAGAGAGATTCCAGCAGTAGCCGCCATAGGCCCGACATATTCCATTGCCACACCAAGACTTGAAAAGTCCGAAGCTGTTTTATTGGCTACGAAAGTCAAACTGTCCGTAACACGCTGCGTATCTTCCGCTTTCAAATTAAATTGCTCTAAGATAGCAGTCGTTGCATGCATGACCGTCCCAAAACCTTCACCGGATGCTTTACTGGCTTCTAGTACATGTGGCATAGCTGCCATAGTTTGATTGACATCATAACCACGACGAATCATTTCAGTCATCCCTTCAATGACATCGCCAGTAGATATACCATATTCAGTAGCATATTTTTTGACAGCATTACTCAACTGATCCATCGTAGAGGTCATTTTGTTTGCAGGAATATCATCGCTAATAAGTGCTTGAATCGTCTTCATTCCATTTTCAAACGAAACGGCACTTCTCGTTGCTTGTGCAAAACCTGCTCCCAGAGCTGTTGTCATCCCTCTCGTCGCAGAACTTATTCTTCCTAGCCCTTGACTTATCTTTGTCAAACCCTGTCCCAGTCGAGCGGTAAGACTATATTGCGAATATTGCTCTCGCACAGTCTGTGCTAACTCACCACGGTAAGTTGCCAGCTTCGTTTGTCCGTCTTGATACTGCGCTGCCAATCTATAAGATTGGTCAGTTAGTGCGCCTGTCGCTGTCTTGCTTCGCTCAAAGTCATTAGCTAATTTCGCTTGAAAAAGTGATTGTTGCTGAATAAGACCATTTAAAGTATTTGCCTTAGCGCCATAAGCCTTAAACGCCGCAGCCCCGCCATTCGCATATTTGATAAGAGCATTATTTGTATTGAGTTGTTTTTCCATTAGCCCAATACTTCTTTTAAAAGATTTGAGACTATTACTTGACTCTGTCAGTTTTCTGGCAAATCCGCTATTATCCAGCCCCAAATGCACAACCATATTTCCTATTGGCGTAGCTATATCAATCACCTCCAGTCATATTGATAAAGTCTTCCAATGACATGATTTCTTCTTTATCTTGTTTTAATTCTTCGGCATTAAGAACATTAAACAAAGTCACATAATCCGTTTCCATAATGTCATTGATAGTAAAGCCGTTATTACTAGCTACCAAGTCCCTTACAAGACTTAAGAAACGCTTTCGGGCTTCTGTTGCACTAATTCCATCAGCTTTGGGTCTACTTCTTTTTTGACCCCCACCGCAGTCAAGATAATATCGTCAATCGTTTCTTCAAGCTCCCAAGCATTCAGCCCCTCTAAAATTGCTTCTCTAGTAACTGATTTTGCACTAAACAACGAAGCACAATAATCAATACGATCCAACAGATATTTTTTGGGAGTATAGCTAGTATCACCAGCCTCTAACTTTTCTTGTATATTCCAAAAATCCAACACACGACTAGCTGGTACTTTGTCCTGTTCATAAACTACCACATCGCCATTTTTCTTTTTTAATTCCAAACGTAATTTTGTCATTAGAAATCCTTTCCAAAGTTCTAAAAAATAAGAGAAACGGGAAAACCCGTTTCTTTCTATTCTGCAATTTTCATTTGTTGTTTCAGTTTCTTGATAGTTTCTTCTTCTTTACCAATATACTTAACAACGTAATTTCCTTTTGTATCTTCATCGTCTGAAGCAACAGATGTAAATTCATATTTATCCCCATCTGGTTCTTCTTGTGTTCCTTTTTTGGTCTTCATGTTGACATTATCACGGGAGAACTGTCCTTGCAAGAATCCGAAGTAGGCTTTTTCACCAGCTAGTGTTTCAGATTCTAAGAGAAGTGAGCAGTATGGCGGTTCAGACTCTTCACCAATATAGGTTAGCTTGTCTTTTACTTTGTATCCCAGTAGAATGTCGTTTACTTTCTCAAGGATGTCAAGAAGTGTGAGTTCTGCTTTCACATCGCCTACGCCTTTGTTAGCTACGTAATAAGCAATATTTGATCCAAAAACTTTAATAGGAGTAGAGGATAGACCCGTAACGTCAGCTGTTTGAGTTGCCCCTTCTCCTTTCTTCCCTTCAACAACAAATAAATTTGTTCCTGCTGTTGCGGCTTGACCATCAAGCACACGAATTGTGGCACGTTTAAAACCAACTAATGTCATATTTAATTTTCCTTTCAATATTCAATGTCATATACAGAGCTAGAACCTCTGTATGTTCTTGCGTCTACATAACGCTTTGTTTCTTCAAAATATTCATCTAAGCCGCCTGTATTTTGATAAAAGGCCGCTTCCAAGAATACTTTCTCAACCTCATGAGCTATTCGCTTTGTTTCGTAGTAGTCACTACTTTCAACATTCACCTGATAGCTAAACCGCTTCTGTAAGAAATTATCACTACCAAATGTCTCTTGCTGAGGAGGAGCAAGAGGTATCAAGACAATGCTACTATCACTTTCTGACAAGCTTTCAGGGCGTTGGAAATAGTGAATAGCAATATTAGATAAAGCTGGCACTTCTGCCAGCTTATCCGCTAATGTATCAAGCATGCTTTTCATTCAGCCAACTCCTTCATCTTTTCTACCATGTGTTTGGTAAATGGAGCTTGTTGCGCTTCAGCATATTGCCGCAATTTCCCAAATCCTCGTGGTACATATGTCTTACCCCAACGAGTATAACCAAACTCATTTAAGTGTTCCAGACGCCAACGAGAACCCTCGCCCCAACCAACCTTGGATTGAAAAATCTCTCCCCCAATCTTCCGAGCCTTGGAATGCGTCGTCTGTTCCGTTGTTCGTCCTGTACGTTGAAAGCTAGTCGTAACTTCCTTTAAGTCTTTTTCTGCTTCCTCTGCAGCATAATTGATTGCTTCACGAGATATGCGGTCACGTCGAGTTTTTCCGAGTTTTTGATTAAGAGTGCGAATAACCTCATCCACTCCCTCAACACTAATTCCCCAAGTCTCCATTGACCTCTCCTTTCAAAAGTAAAGTAATATAGTCTGGCTTAGGGCGAATATCCTCAACATTCCACCTCTCATCTTTATAATCAACATGTTTAATTTCTACTATGTGATTATTCTTCGGACGATAAGATGACAGCGGATTACGAATAACAATCGTTACCGCTCTTTTTATCCCTTTTCCTCTCATGATTTCAATATCCTTTAAAGACGGATTATAAACCTCCGCCCATGCAGTGAAAAGTTTTTTCAATTCCTGCTTATCACTAGGTAAACGCCCTCTAGGCTTCGCATTGTAAAAGACAACCATTGTATTCAACTTTCCGTTGTCTACTGTCTCATTTTTAATCGTCTTTTTTCCTAGCATGTTCCGCCTCCTTTAGAGAATGAACCATTGCTTGTAGCTCGATTTCATTCGCATAGTTTGTCTGAAATTCATCAAGGGCATCGTGATACACATAGCGAGCTCGCTCAAAAGCCAGCTCAACCAGCATATCATCAATTTCATCCGCTCCGACCAGTAAAGCAACGGCTACGATACTAGAAGAAAGCATCTTTTTTAGATTATCATCTTCATCATCGCTCGTAATTCGCATACGATCCTTAAAAGCAGCTAACTGCCTATCAGCAAATTTTGTTGTATCAATAGCCATTTTCATCTACTCCTCGTTTTGAGTATCGGAAGCGCCCACTTCTTCTACAAATCCCGGAAGACGAGCTTCCAATTCAGCAAAGCGCTCTTTGTTGACTGTGATAACTTCACCAACTTGACGAAGTACATTTTTGTTCAAATCCTCAAAAGGCTTTAAAACCTTAACTTCCATAAGCTACTCCTTTCTTAACCACCAGCTAGCGTCAACAATGCAGCAGTATGATTATCTTTCGCTTTACCGTACCAGTAAGATTTAGCAGTTACAAGCTGCATATCTTGAATAGCCAATGTTTGGTCAAACTCTTCAAGTGCTACACCACCACCGATATAAGCATCATAACGGTTTGCTACAAAGGCAATTGCCTTGCCTGTATCTACCGCTTTCGATTCTGCCAATTGAACGCCAAACGGCAAAGTAGTTGTATAAACGCCATTCAAATTCATAGAAGTAAACTTAGCCACCAAATCGTAATAATCCGCTGGATTTACCAAAAGATAAGTTTGCCCTGCAATGTTTAGACGATTCCCTTTATCTGAGATAGACAAAGCTTTCATGACTGGAGCAAGTAGTTTAGGGGCGTTTGTAGGGTCTAATGTAGCAAGACTAGCTAGAGCTGTTTTGTCAGTATTGTAGACAATTTTTTCACTCTGAACAGTTCCATTTGCTAAGTCTTTAATCAAGCCAATAGGTTGTTTATCCCCGTTACCTTTTACGATAGCTGTTTCAAGAGCTACTGACATAGCTTCCTTGATTTGTTCCATGACAAATTGTTTCAGCCATGTTGCACCAAATTTTAACGCATCTTTTGGAATAACGACAAAGGCAGTCAGTTTGTTTTGCTCGAATGCTGTTTCTTGGAAAGTCGCATCAAGTTGACCTAGAATTTCTCCGAATACATTTCCCCAAACTGCAGTACCAGTTTCACTTTTTACAGTCAGAGTTTTTAGGCGCATACCTGCATTTTTAAAATTGATAATAGATAGCAGCGGATGCTCTGTAGTCAACTCATCAAACACTTGATTGTAAGTTTCTTCTGGAATCAAGATACCATTCTTTGAACCAACTTCTTTATTGATTTCATTAAAGAACTTGATTTCGTTTGCAGTCAGTTTAGGATTCTTTTGGAAGTTATTAAACAGCTCTTCCGCTTCCTTTTTGCTAGCATCTGAAACGACTTCCAATAATTCTTCTCCCATAATGCTCATAGCATCAGCGTATAGCTCATTGCGTTGCTCAGCTTCCGCTCCGTTTGCTACTGCTTCAGTAAATTTTGTTACAGCCTCCTGATAACGAGGCAATTTAGTAATGTTAATTGTCATTGACATTTCCTTTCTTAAAATAAATAATCAGCCAATACATCGTGCACGGCTGGTTTTTCAGTCTGTTGTTTTTGCTCTTTCTGAGACTTCTGCAACTCATTCAACTGCATCTCCATACGATCAAAGCGAGTCAATAAGAGATTCAATTGATTGTCTTGCTCTATATTTGCTTTTAGCTCCACTAGCTTCGCATGAGATACGATACCGCCGAAAGAAGCTGCCAAATCCGGAGCAGATTCTGCAAAGAGAACTTCATCTACCAAGCCAATTTCAAGAGCTCGCTGCGCTGTGAAAAAGGTCTCCTTATCCATAAGTTCCCTTACTTCATCTGTAGATTTACCCGTTTTTTGCTGGTATAAATCCGCAAGTGAGATAGAAGTATTTTCACTCACCTCGCTCGCATGTGCCAAGTCACGATAATCTCCTTGTGCATACATACTTGCATTATGAATCATCACTTGTGCAATCGGTGACATCTTGATAGTATCTCCTGCCATCATGATAATGCTAGCGATACTTGCTGCAAGCCCTGTAACCACGACTTCAACATTTCCCTGATAAGATTTAAGCAGCGTATAAATCTCACTACCAGCAAAGACAGAGCCACCCTGTGAGTTAATCGCAACTTGAATAGCTTCCTTACCATCAGTCTTAGCCAGAAAATCTTTTACATCCTTTGGAGATACCGCACTCTGCTCAGTCCAATCATAAAACCATTTGTCGTCATCGTTAATGACAACTCCGTTAATATCAAGTCTTTTCATCTTTCTCCTTTCCTATGGAGCCTAACTCCATATAGTTTTTCGTCAGCAAGAAGACATCCCCACCTTCTACTGGGTCATAACCAAGCTCACGTCGGATTTCATTTCGTGTAAATGAACCAGAGCTAACCAGCTTGTCGATGTTAGAAGACAAAGAAAAAAGGTCATAGTTTTTAAAACCGACCATTTGGACTTTATTGCCTTTTTGAAGCTCTCTACGATTAAAGATAATGTAGTTCATTGCTGAAACAATTTTCTGTGCCAACGGCTCAATCACCGTAGCAATATAAGTGTCATAGTTTTTCTGATTATCCGCCAAATCCCCATGAATCAGCCCATTCGGTATACCAAGAATATCTGCAACATCATTGATATACTGTTGCTTCATCTTAGCAATATCTTCAACATAAGAAACTTTTATTGACGTTTGAGAACGATATTCCTCATATTTTGCATCCTTCGGTAGCAAAATAGGCACAACGCTATCATTCTCTAGCTTTTTAGTTATAGTAGCTAAAAAACTTTCCTTTTTCTCTGACACGGACTCTTTAGTATCCTCTGACTTATCAGAAGCCTGATTTGCTAAGTCACGAGCACGCTCACGAATCTTATCACGAGGGAGTTCCATGTGAAAACGCAGTTGATTAGCAGTTTTTTGGTTTTGAAATAACCGCCCCAAAACAGAACCATATTCATTCCATAAATCATCGATGAAAGTCTCCAGATTATTATTCTCAACCCGAATAAATAACACCTCATCATAGTGAGCTGTGATAGATACAGGCACATTCTGGATAGTAGATATATCGAAAACATCACCAGTAAGCGAATGTTTCTGTACATAGCTATCAACCACAAACATTTCTTGTCTATTATTGATATACGCTAACGCTTCACCATTCTTGATGAGAGATTTTACAAATTCCGACCAAAATTCAGCCGCCGTCTGATTAGGATTAGCCTTATGATTGATTCGATAATCCCAAATATCCCGTTTCTTTGTTTCATCACAAAAGAAAACAAAAGAAGATTTAGAAAAAGTCCTAGCGATATAATTCGCACAGGTTTCAAGTGCTATAGATTTCATTGAATTCTGTTGCACATCTTTAAAAATATCATCAAAATCATAGGACAAACGTTGCTTCCCGCGATTAAAAATATAATCAAGTATCCCCATAGTTTCCTCCTTCCCAGCGGTAATAAAAAGAGAAGCATTTCTGCCTCTCTAAGTCCACAATACTATTTTAAAATAAAAAAACGTCAAAATTTCCACTCTTGAAAAAAATAAAAACGGGAGTACAAATGCACTCCCACCATCTAGAAGAATGAAAAATTTAGAGAGGCTGACAATCTACCACCATAGATTGCCAATAGACCCTGCAGGAATCGAACCTACGTCAGCAAGCTTGCACCTCCTATGTTTCCACTACACCAAAAGTCTGCCACTTTGCCTGAACCTCATCTAGCAAAATTGTTACACGCAACCTGTCTTGTGTAAAGTTTTAAAATGTGCTCACCATCTTGACATTGATTAGGCTTTATTTTTGACGATAACGAGAGATGACCACGCTCGTCCAGGAAATCATATAGGGGTTGATGGAATCGAACCATCATGCTTAGTCAAAAAAATATTACCGTTTCAGCAGGAGAGCTAACTAGCCTGTCCTTACCCCATTGATAACTTCATTATACAAGATAAAAACGTCAAAATTTCCGCACTTTACCCCACCTCATACCAATCCATTACATCATCGTAAAAGTCCTCAAAATCATAACTAGGCTCATTCAGCTCATCAGCTCGATACATAGCACACTCAAAGGCCTTAAAACCATCTATCTTTCTTCGGACATCTTCTTTCTTCAAGTATTCAACATTCCCATCAGATTTTAATTTTCTAAGAACGTTGTTAGTATACCAACGCATCATATCATTTTCACCAAATAGGATTTTATGACCAGCAAAAGCATTCTCTATTCTAGGAGCTAGTAAACTATCTATCGCACGAGGATTTCTTACAACCTCCAAACGATAACCTGACGGCACACGCTGCCTATCACGTTCACTAAACACCTGCTCAAAACCTGCTTCTAAAAAGATAGGGCGCAACAAATCCATTCGGAAATAGTCCCCAAGAATCGTATCAATATCAAAAGCATACAAATCCCGTTGTTCCACAAACCAATTAACAACCACATGCGGGTCGATTGTCGGTGTATCAACAACCGTCAACCAGCCTTTTTCTTCCCATAGACGAATAGGAGCAAACTGTCGCTTTCCATTGATTGTATCCTTTGGCTTTGAATAACCATAAATCGCATCCACAAATCCCTTGCGCACAAAAGAATGTGTCTTCCACACATATTTCTCGTCACTCTTAAACAACAAACCAACCGCAGCAAAGTCCCTAGTAGAAGCAAAGTCAAACCCACCAATACAACGTTGACCCTCATAAGGCTCTTTCCACTCCTTCGTTGCCACTAGTTCCTCATACGTAGCAACACTCCGCTCCGTATCTGTGACTGGCAAATTCATCCGCTTCGTCAAAAATTCCTCACGGTTAGAGGGATCATCTTGCAAATCCTCGTATTGTTCTAACACCGTTTCAAACAAATTAGCCGCATAATCGCTCATCGGCTCATGAAACATTGGATTTGCCAATTGCCACTTCGTCTTATCGTCCACCTGTTCCACACTATCCAACTTACAAATAAAAGGGAATGTAGAATTCCAACGAGCACGCCCCTTTAAAACAGCTTTTGCCTTTTCTTTTTGCTTGTCAATGAAGCCTTCACGAACATACCCATCCGTCCCAATATAGAACTCTCTCGGATTGATAACCTTACCAAGCCCAGACAAATGAACCCGCACATCTCGATTACTTTCATACTGATGAATCTCATCAAAAATAACCGCACCATCTCGCAGACCGTCTTTCGTATTCCCATTAGACGTCCGAAATTTAATAATACTTTTCGTCTGCCTACTCAAAATCTCGGACTTTGTCTTATAGAATAACCGCTCTAACTTCGCATTTTCCTCTATGACTGTATAAATTTCATGAAAACTTGTCTTTGCTTGGTCTTCGCTATTAGCAATAATCGATATATTGTAATTCTTCACCCCATGCATAGGCGTCAAAAGAAAACTCGCAACACCAGAAATCAAACCATTCTTCCCAGCACCACGAGCCATCATATAAAGGAATTTACGATAGACAATAAGATTATTCTTCTTAAAATACAAAAAGATAAATGGTATCAGAAACTTCTGAAACGGCTCCAACGGAAAGAACCACCGCTCAATGTACCCAACACAATCATCTATCTGCTTTTCATTGAAATAAATCTCTCCACTTTCTAACCGAGGAACTATCTCACGTTCTAAGTATTCAAAAAGCTCAATCCTCTCCTGATTGAGCTCTATACGGCCAGTGTTATAATCCTCGATATATGCATCCACATACCGTTGAATCATGTAAAGTCTTCCTCATCAATTTCATTACTCTTAGCCATCTTCGCTTCATACTCCTCTCGCTTCTTATCAAAGAATACATCAAGCTTAAGCAAAGAAGCATTAACTTTGGTCTTAGCAGTAACCGCAGGATTTTCTTTCAAAAAAGTTTGATTAGCATTCACCGTCTCAACCATTACACCTTTATCTTTAATCGACTTATCAAGATCATAAAAAATACTGACCAAGTTCAAATATCTATCAACCTTTTCAACCTCAATCTCATTATCTTCGTCAATTAAAAGTCCCAATTCTCGCTTTAATTTCTCCATTTTTATCTGTTTTTTTGTTTTAGCCATATTTTTTCACTTCCTATATACTTTACAGAATTTTGTTCGGATTTTTTCCAAAAACACCCCCCTAATATGTAAAAATAACGCACATTTTTGGTTAGTTGAGCATCCACCGGTTTACGGTTTTTGAATAAAAACGCACATTTATTTGGTAGGGGGGGTATATCGTTCGTTTTTTATATTTTTGCTTTACAGAAATTTACAAAATTGACAAGTTACCAACTGAAAAGCTCATCATCGAAGCTTTTGGATTTCCTTTGATAGCGTCCGTGACGCTTGTTGTGACAATCTTTGCAAAGCGTACGCAGATTGTCAATATCATAAGCGAGTTGCGGATAATCTTTCACTTCTTTGATGTGATCAACTTCAAGACTTGAAGTTGTCAGTCGTCCTTCGCGCTTGCACCAGAGACATTCTTTATTGTCTCGTTCTATTGCTTGGTCTCGTAGCTTCTGCCAGTCTCTTGTATTATAAAATGTGTCATAGATAGTCTGCTTACTCGTCGTGTCAATCTCTTTCATACTATTAAAGTAACAAATATTTTTTTAAAAATTTCCGCAAAATAAAAAAAGCCCGAAAAAATCGGGCTCAAAAAATTTTTAAAAAAATTATAAAAAAGTATTGACAAAATAAAATCCTTGGATTATAATAGACTTGTAAGGTTGAGATAGACCTTATAAAATCCCCCTCAAAGTAAGGGTTGAAAGGGGGTGAGAATGTGAAAAGCCGCAAGGGCAAAAGAAAAAGCCTTGACTTTTCAAAAGTAATCAAGCTAGTGACTGCAATCGCTAGATTGATAAAAATACTTATTGAAATAATCAAGGCTCTTTCTTAACATTCAATGGCAAGTAGATGATTAACATCTATTTGCCTTCCCTTACAATTATTATAGCAAAGAAGGGGTCAAAATGCAAGAAACAAAACGACCACGAGGAAGACCGCCAACTGGTTTAAAACGTAACAAAAAATTAACAATCAACTTTACACAAGAAGAAATAGACTTCTTAAAAGCTAAAGCAAAAGAAAATAAAAAAAGTCTTCCTAATTTTATTTTAGAAAGTGTCAAACAACTTTTTTAAAAAAATTTAAAAAAAGATATTGACAAAATAAAATCCTTGGATTATAATAGACTTGTAAGGTTGAGATAGACCTTACAAAATAAAAAAACTTGCTACATCCTCCCCGACCAAAGTTTGGATGTAACAAGTCCCAACAAACACTCAATAGAGCGCTGTATACATAGTATACCATAGCGTACCTGTTGAGTCAACTCAGGTACGTTTTTCCGTACCTCGCAAAAAAGAAAGAAGGTATATTATGACAACATTAACTCCCGAACTCATCGCAATTAACGAACGCATTAAAACTTTTGATAAAAAGCGTCAAAGTAAATTAAACGTTACACCTACAAGACAACAAAAACCCGAAATCAAATTAGAAACTAGCGTAAATCAACACGGCGCGCTGGTCGGTGACATCCTTTGTGAAATTTGGGGTTATGAGCAAACAAACTACGATTTTTATAAAGTCATCAAAGTGACGAAGCAAACGGTAACTTTAGAAAAAATTAGCGGTTATGATGCGGGAAAAATTTATAAAAACAAACGCACAAGCTGCTATTATAGTGACGGCAGAGAATACTCTGTAAGAATATCTAGCTATTCAAGTGCTAGCTGTTACATAGCTGACAGATATGCAGAAAGTAAATTAAAAGATGCTGAGGAATCTGCTAACGATCCTTACAACATGCACTAATTGGGCGGAACACTCCGCCCCCAAAAAATAAAAAAAGAGGTAAACATCATGAAAAAATCAATTATTATCATTACAGCAATCATCATCACAATTACTATCGCATTTGGTTTTTATCGACTTGAAAAGAAAAATCAAGAACTACAACAGCAAATAAACCAGCTATACGAGTACAACGAAAAATTAGATTATCACGTTTCGGGATTGCTTGAAAAGTAAAAGATGCTAAATAAAATACGACCAGAAAGCCTAGCAGGCTTTCTGGTTATTGAAAGGAAAAATCAAAATGAAATTGAACGAGCTTAAAGCAAAGACTTTAGAAAACCAAAAAGAACGCTTGACTTATTTACTTGACATGTATAAGTATTATCGCAATGTTATGTACTCGTTTAAAACGATGTGCAAAACAGTTCTGTTAGCAAATGCTTATATACAAGACATAGAAAACGAACTAATAACAGACTACAACTATACAGAAGAAGATTTATTTGAATTGTTCGTATAAGAAAGAGGTAAGAAACATGTACTACATCATGGACTATGTAGGCAACCCTACAATCATAATTCAAACAATCAAAACGGCAACTGAAAAACCTAAAACTAGACAAGGTCAAGCAGCCTTGCGAATGCTTAAAAAAAGACATTTTAAAAATTTCAGAAATCAATTAAATTTACCCCCAAAATAGAAAGAGGTACAATACCATGAAAACAATCCAAGAAATAAATGAAATTTATGGTACTAGCTACAAAAACGCCGAACAATATCTTGACAAGGTAATAGGCGCGCTATCTGAATTTGAAGAATTTGATGATTATTACAATGCATTAGAAGCAAGCGGCGACCAACCTATGCTACAAACATTTTTAGCCTACTATGCAAAAGGCAAAATAGAAATATCCGAATTTGCTTCCGAAATTTTAAAAGAAATGGATTTGTACAACGAAAGCGACAGCTTAGAAACAATGATAATTAAAATTGCTTGGAACATAGCAGATGCAAACGATAAGATAATGGATTTTGTATACAACAGAAAATAAAGGAGATATGACAAAATGGCTACAAGATTAGAAATTGCAAAGAATAAATTGGAACGATTGGAAAAAGAACTTTATCAAGCGCAAGATGCCGCTTCTGCTCATCTATCATTAGCGAATGGTCAGCCAATGAACGATAAACGAAACGGCCCCGCCTTTTTCAAAAAACAAGACAAATTAGAAGATAAGATTTTTAGGATTATGGACGAAATAAAGAAACAGAAAGAGCGCATAGAACACTTAGAAGATATTGAAAGCTATAAAGTCGAGGGCTTGAACAGAAACGGAATCGGGCTCAAATTGACTATCGACAACATTCCACGAATCAAAGAAGAAATTGAAAAATACGAAAAAGGAGAAATTTCCTACACTGCTGCTACTATTAGAAAATACAAGAAGAGAGTAGCAGAGTTAGAAGCAGCTGCAGCTCAAATTGAAAGTACAGAAATTTCACAAAAAGCTCAAGCGCTGATTGATTCGGGTAAAGTCACACAATGGAAGAAACACCCTACAGTATATTTTGTAAAAGGCTATCGCAAAATTGCCGTAATCCTTGATAGTGACGGACATTTTAAATTATCGGCTAGGTACTATCCGCACGATGACAAAATAAAGCAAGAAATTTTAGAACTGATTAAATAAACTTTTTAAGTTTTTTATAAATATATATTCTCATTGCATTCTTCATGTTATAATAATTGAAAGGAGCTTCATTATGTGGAACTGGTTAATCTTATTTTTATTATTATTTATTTCCTTGTTTTACTTTTCAAATATCATTATAAAAATTGTTATCGGGTTTATATTATTTGTTCTTGCTATTGCAATAATCTGCCTAATAATTGATTTTCATAATGACCCAAATAAAAACTAAGAGCCTTATCGGCTCTTTTATTTTGCTTTAAAATATGCAATAGATAGACCCTGCAGCCATTCATAGATCATTTTGTAAGTTGTCGTCTTTCCGTAATACATATAACGACGACCAGCGCCAGAAATATTCATCGACTTTGTAACAAATACAGCCTTAATTACTCGCAAGAGACTTTCGTCTGTCGCATTTACATAATCGCATATAACTTTTTCCCATGTCAACATCATTTGCAAGCGTGGATCTTCTTCCTCCGCTATGATGATCTGCAATGCTCGTGGAGTCGCTTGCTTATTTGACTTAATACCTAACTTATCAACATTTTCTTTGAATGGATAGCGCAGCTCTTCTCGTCTGTCAGCAATCATTTTTTTAAGCGTACTTTTAAAATAACGTTGCAACCATAAAATCTCAGAATTAAACTCAATTGTTAAATCTTTTTTATTCAAAATCATCAACCTTTCTTTAATATTTTATTCACTTCCTCGTATTCGCCTTACAAAAATCAGCCATGCTTATACCTACAGCTTGGGCAATTCTGCTTAGAGATTTTAAAATTTTTGCTACTTCATGAAATGTATAGCTTAATCCTAATTGTTCTATATCCTCTTCTCTTGCCAATCTCATTTTTTTATTAGATTTTGCAATAGCTCTTTTTTTGGTTTTATTTCTACTCATTTTTTACCCTCTCTAATGTCACATATCTTATAGAGTGTTTCTTTTTTTGAATATAACTTAATCACTATATTTTCTAAGACATCAACCTATTTTTAAAAATATATAATGCAATATTTTTTCATTGTGTATCATTATAAAATTTCAAAAAATATTATAGGCTGAAATCAGCCACTTCTTTATCCTGTTCTTCCTGATTTATTCCTATATATTTTAAAGTAATATCAGGCGACGAGTGATTAAACATTTCCATAAGTAACGCTACATTTTGCGTTTTCTTGTACATGTGATAACCAAATGACTTTCGCATAGAATGCGTTCCGATGTGATGAATACCAAATTCTTTTGCAGCTTTATTTAAAATCTTCCAAGCATGCTCCCTGCTTATTGGCTGTTTCTGTCCTTCTTTTCCCGGCTGTTTGCTTCTCTTTTTACTTTCAAAAAGATAATCATAAGGTTTTAATCCTTTTAACTTCACATATTTGTTGACTTCCTTTCTCAAAGTGTCGTTGATAAAAAATGTCTTCGGTTTTCCCGTCTTTTTTTCAACAATAACAATATGAGTACCTTCCAAATCCTTGACTTTCAAAGGCAAAATGTCACTTATTCGCAAGCCAGAATTCAACCCAAAAACTAGTAACAAGAAATTTCTAGGATTCCATTCTTTTAAATAATCCTTTAACATCTCTATTTGGTCTTTATCTCTGATTGGTTGGACGTTTTTCATACATTTTCTCCTTTCTTTTTTGTCTAAAAAAGAGCACAGTTATTAACTGCACTCTTTTTCGCAAGTATTATTAGTCACACTCTGACACTATCATAATATCACTTTGACTGTACCAATGTGTACCAATCGTACCAAAAATTACACAAGCTGCGATATTTTTTTTAAAGCAGAGCTTCTAATGCGTTGAATAGTCCCATGCCCGGCATTGAGCTTGGCTTCAACCTCAGACCAAGAATAGCCATTGATAAAGAATAATCTCATCACAATATTTTCTAAAGGATCATCTAAAGTCTCAATTGCTTTTATCAAATTTTCCCGCTCTTTTATAAGAGCTGTTATTTCATCATAAAGTGTATCTGCTTTATCAATTAGTTTAATATTTATTTCTTCCGATTGATTTTTATCTTGGTTAGCTCGTTTTCCATCAAATTTTTGTCCTCTCACAATGCCCGTTTTGAGACTAGCTAGTTCTTGATGTTTAGATTTTATTTTGCAATCAATATATTTCAATGATTGAAGTCGTTGCTTAATGTTCAGGATTGCCAACTCCTTTCATAAATTTCAATATTTGTATTTTTAAATGCTTCTGAAATCATTCCCTTTTGCAATCTTTTTTCAAATTTAATTGCTTTTGATCTACTTTCAAATTCCCATTCTTTGAAATCTACTGGATGATTCCCTGACCAACTAAATTTCTTCGCATATTGCCGAACAACCCACATCTTTTTTTGTATCATCTTTCACCTTCTAATAATATTTTCTTCGTTGGCTTTTCGTGCCATCAAAAGATATGCCATGTTGTCTATCAACACCCTTACAAATCCTGTCTTTAATCGCTTCACCGTAAATATTCCCGATTTCAGCACTGCTCCGCAAATTACTTGTAATAATCGTACAATTACGATTGTCTAAAATTGAGAATAGAATTTCTTTGCTCCAATCTGTCACTTTCTCTGTTCCCAAATCATCTAAAACAAGATAAGGAACTTTTGACAAACGAGCAATCCATTTTTGCTGTGTCTGCTCTGATGAGTTAAAATCACTCTTAATCCTAGCTAACAGTTCAGGAATTTTGATAAACATAGCATGCTTCTTGGTTTTATCAGAAATATGCTTGATAATGCCATAAGCCAGATGACTCTTGCCAGTCCCTGCAGGCCCCAGAAATAATGTGTTATTCGTATCTCCTGCAATATAACCACTAGCCAATTTGAAAGCAATATCTAACTTTTCTTTCTGGTCTTGATTTAAAACTTCGTAATTATTTAACGTTGCTTGTTTTAGCTCTGCATTAACAATTGACGAATTAAATAACACATCAATTCGCTTAGCTTCTAATCGTTGTTCTTCAACTTCCCAAAAATCATCTTGCAATTTTTGCTCATCTCGTTCTATAAGCTCTTTACCACATTTACTACAAACAAGAACATTGTTAGGGCCGATATAAAACATTTGCTCTCCGTGTATTTGACAAACTTTTTGAGCTGGTTTCGATGCCCATCTTCCAAATTCCATATCAACACCTCGCACAATCTATTAAAAACGCTAACTTCCCAAGAACTGCTTGAGGATTTGGATGCTGTAACATCTTTTCTTTTTGTAGCTCTCCTAGCGGATAAAATTGTTTTTCAAAGGCTTCGATTACTTCTAAAAGTGTTATATTCATTTTTTTACCTCAAATTCCAATATCATCATCAATTGGCTGTGCTTGCTTAATCGGTCGCTCATTGAGATAGCTCTCAAATTTTGTACCAAAAAGCGTTTCAGGTCTAAGAAACTTATTCATTTTTGGATCATACAACCATTGACGAACTTTTATATCAATAACTTGCTTAAAGTCCTCCTCTCTAAAGCCCTCATTCCATCTTGATTTGATAAAGTGTTTCGTTTTAGCTGAAGAAGCACGATACTTCGTGCCTGCTTTTAAATTTAGATAATCAATAATAGTTTGAAACGGAATTTTTTCTTTATCATCTGCATTATATAGATTATCCTTATCTATCCTATCCTTACCTATCCTATCCTTACCTGCGTCAACTTTTCGTGGACGGCTCGTGGACGTTTTTTCTGGTAATTCTGTCATCGTATTTTCAACCAATCTTTTTTCTTCTTGATAGATTGTTGGCTGATACGTATCTTTCCGGATATAATTATGAATTCTCCAATCCTTGATGACTACAATACCGCTTTCGAAAGGAATGATGAATTGTTTTACAGTTAGCAATTTCATATCATCATCACTTGCCCCAATAGTTTTTTGAATCGTTTTCGGTCGATCAATAAAACCATCATCATCTGCTCCCATATTTAAGTGAAAATAAAGAGCTTGAGAAGAAAGCGGCATCTCCAAAAACTTATCTGTATCAGTTATTTTCTTGCTAAACATTCTACGTTGTGCCATTTTCATCCTCCAAAAAATCAAATATCGTCATTTGTTCCCCCTGTTCAAAATAAACTGGCTTGAAATGATGTAAGCATTTTCTCCTTTGCATCCTTGTAAAAGAAGCGGTCAATTTCAAAACCATAAGCCTTGCGCTCCAGTTCCAAAGCAGCTCTCAAAGTCGAACCACTTCCAGCGCAAGGGTCAATTACTACATCGCCTTTGTCTGTATAAATTTCAATCAAGCGTTTGAGAACAGGTACAGGTTTTTGCGTTTTGTGAATTTTGGGGTAAGAATGGTCTACAATCCACGGAAAATGATTGAGAACCATTTGACCGTCATTGTTAAACTTCGGTAACTTATCCCGATACAGCACCAAAGCATATTCCACAGCTCC